AAGTCGAACATATGTATATTGAAAATGCTGTAAAATGCATTTTTGCGTAAATAAAAAAAGGCGTATATACCTCTTTTTTTATTTTTACTTATTAGATTACATATGAATTGAATTAAACATACATTGCCAAGAAACTCTGATTTTGCTGTTGGTCGTGCTTAATGAGAATATCAGCTTCTTTTGGACCAACTGTGAATGGGAATGATACTTCTAATTTAATATCCTTATCAAACAAGGGAGTATCCTTTTTCATAAGTCTAAACAAATTCAACTTTGTGTGGATAATTTCCAAACATCTTTTCAAGTTTCTAACACCAGATTCCGACTTTGTCATAGCTTCATTTGCTACGATATGCTTAATCGTTTCATCTGGAATGATTACATCTTCTTCTTTGAAATTTACTTGTTCTCGGATTTTTGGAAGGAGATACTTTCTGGAAATAATGACCTTTTCATTAGCTTCATATCCCTTGGTTTGAATACGATACATTCTATCTTTTAGAATAGGATTCACCTTACTTTCGTCATTATAACTGAAAATGAATAGGCACTTACTTAGGTCGAATGAAACTTCCGAGAAATACTTGTCGTGGAACTCGCTGTTTTGAGAGGTATCAGTCAAATGAGTTAGAATACCAACAATTTCTTCACCCTTAGGAGTATCGCTAATCTTATCCAATTCATCAAAGTAAATAACAGGATTCATAGACTTGCTATTGATAAGTGTCTGCACTATCTTACCCCAACTACTACCTTCATATGTATAAGAATGACCTTCTAAGAAACTACTATCTCCAGTGCCACCTAATGCGATAAACTCAAAATCACGACCAAGAATCTTACTAATACCTTCTTTTACAAGAGTTGTCTTACCAGTTCCCATAGGTCCTTTAATCGCAATCGCAGTTCCCATAGCAGATGGGTTCGCAATCCATTGACCTATCATTTGCATGATTTGAAGCTTGGCATCATTAAGACCATAAACGCAATTATCGAGAGTTTTCATAGCATTTTCCATATAGTCGTGACATACATCAATGCCATCTTCCATCGTAATAGACAATGATTTGTAAATGCCAAATGGAATACGCATAAAAGTATCAACCCAATTCTTAATCTTGAAATATTCATTATCACTAGGGTCCATAGACTTCAACATACTTAATTTTTGCATAGCAATAGCCTTAAATTTAGCAGGCATTTTTGTATCTAAAAGTGTCAGACGATAAGGCTTTTCAATATTGGTATGAGAGTTAATTTCCTTTAGATGCTTCATAACAGTAAGCTGTTCCTTATTAGACAACTTTTTCTTGAAGTAATCAATCTCATTCGTTTGCTTTTTGCTGGCGTGAATGAGTTTATGATATGCCTTTGCGTTCTTTATTCTTGTATTATGAACGAGTTCTTTAATGGAATCATCGCAATTTTTGATAGCCTTCAAAAGAACCTTACTGTTGGGTTTATTTTCAAGCTGTTTAGACAGACCATTTTTAGTATCAAGTAATTCAAGGTATTCAGTTTTAGCATCAGCAAGTTCAACATCAATATCATCTTCGGCGTCCTTTTTCTTCTTTTTATCGTCGTTCTTTGATTTCTTGGATTTCTTTCCCTTCTTTTTATCCTTTGTATTTTCAGGGAGCTTAATTTCTTGGTAATTTTCCTTCATAAACGTTTTTTCATCTTCACTATCGCATTCGTCATCATCTTCATCATCATTGTATTCATCTTCGTCACCTTCTCCACCATTGAATAGAACAATGTTGTAAAATCCTTCTTCATCCTCGTCGTCATCTTCATATTCTTCTGAAGAATACTCGCTCTCTTCTTCAGTTGAAGATTCATACTTCTTAGACTTCTTGGATTTCTTTTTATCATTAGAACGAGTGTTATATTTTTTTACTTCTTTTTTGATTCTTTTTTCTGATTTTTCAGTAGCCTTAGCCCGCTTATTCATATACTTTGATGGAAACATCTTGGATACAATCTTCTGAATTTCAGCACGACTAATGTCCTCCTCTTCCTCTTCATCTTCCTCTTCGCTATCCTCTTCGTCTTCACTATCTTCCTCTTCGTCTTCTTCGTCCTCTTCCTCTTCATCTTCCTCCTCCTCTTCATTATCTTCCTCTTCCTCAGATTCTTCAACAACCTGCTTACGATGTTTTTTGGAGCGTTTTTTTAGTTTAGGAGGCTGATAACTGGAATCACTTTCAGTTTCCCATTCCTCCTCTTCTTCATCGCTGCTGCTATCATTATCAGAATCTTTGTTCTTACGGAGTTTTGTTTTTTTATCTTGAGCTCGGCTCTTAGACTTCTTTTCAGAGTTCTTGTTCTTAAAAGTGATGACCATGGTAATTATATAGTGTTAGCTTTTAGCTTTAATAAATTTATCGTATAAATATTATTGAAAAAGATTTTCAATTTTCTGTTTTTCCTATTTTGTATAAAATTGAAAATAGAATATAAAAATATAAACAGTATAATTATAGGGTAAAATGGTTGTAAATATGAATGAGCCGAAACAACCTTCAAGAATTATTGGAGTACAATTTAGTATGTTATCTCCTGAGGAGATACGCAAGAACTCTGTTGTTGAGGTGACAACAAGAGATACATACATAAATAATAAACCTGTACCCAATGGTCTATTTGATTCAAGAATGGGAGTATTAGAACCCGGTATTATTTGTCCTACTGACGGATATACTTATATTGACACTCCTGGTTATTTTGGACATATTGAATTAGCTAGACCAGTATTCTTTATTCAACATATCAAAGAAATAATGAAAATATGCAAGTGTGTATGTTATAAATGCGGTAAGTTATTAATCAACAAAAACGAACATAAACACGTATACGATATGACATTAGAAAAAAGATGGAGTTATGTATTTGCTAATACTTCTAAGGTGAAGCGTTGTGGAGAATTAACTGATAATGGTTGTGGTTGTAAGCAACCGAATAGTATAAAGCTGGAAGGAATGGCAACCATTATGGCTACTTGGGAAAAGGCAGAAACACCGGAAGGTGAGCGAGACATTCAATTGCGTTTCACGCCAGAAATTATTTTGAAAACTTTCCGCCGTATTTCCGATGAAGATGTATCCTTTATGGGGTTTAGTCCGATTTGGTCTCGACCCGAATGGATGGTTTGTCAAGTATTACCAGTTCCTCCACCAGCAATGCGTCCTTCAGTTAAACACGACGCACAGCAACGTAGTGAAGACGATTTGACACATATTTATAGTAACATTATTAAATATAATCGTGACCTTGCTGATAAAATCGCCAATGAAGCTTCCACTAATGTCATAGAAGGATTAACAACACAATTACAATACTTCATTGCTATGATTGTAAACAATAAAGTTAAGGGTGCGGATAGTTTGCGTCAAAGATCAGGAAGACCTTTACAGTGTATTACTGGTAGATTAAATAGTAAGGGTGGTCGTATTCGTGGTAATCTTATGGGTAAGCGTGTAGATTTTAGTGCTCGGTCTGTTATTACAGGTGACCCTAATTTATCTATTCGACAGCTTGGTGTTCCTATGAAAATTGCTATGAATATTACTAAACCGATTACTGTTAATGACCGCAATCGCAACTTCTTAATGAAACTCGTTCAGAATGGACCGGAAGAATATCCCGGTGCCAAGATTCTTGAACGCAAAAATGGTGAAAATATTTCACTAAGGTATGTAGACCGACTTTCTATACGTCTTGAAAATGGGGACATCGTTCATCGTCATATGATGGATGGTGATGCTGTTTTATTTAATAGACAACCTAGTCTTCATAGGATGAGTATGATGTGCCACATCGCTAAGATTATGAAGAAAGGTGACACATTTCGTATGAACGTCGCAGATACGAAACCTTACAATGCCGATCGACCAGTTGGCTGCTTAACGAGCAGTCAATATATTATTTTCGCATAAAATAAATATCAAGGTTGGCAACAGGGGGACTTAAAAGGGTGCTACCTCCTAGTCGTTGTTTATAACAACGGCGACATACCTTGTTGTTCTGGGACGTCCTTAGAGCCTTAACTACCACCCTGTGATGGAAACGTCATAAGGGGAACACGGTTAATAGCCGTATCCAATGGTAATAATGTTAAGGATTGGATAATCAGCAGCGTTACTGTCTAAGTCCGTTATGATAGGATATGATAGGCGTTCAGAGACTGAACGGGTATGGGTGAATGATGATAGCCTAATCAGCTTGAGTTTGCTTAAGATACAGTCCGGTCCAATGGGAAACCATTGGAGTAAACCGTTTGATGGGGATAGATTTTGTCCCAAACAGGTGACCGCCTGCTAAGTTGTAGATAGGACTTAGTGGGGAAAACGGTGTAATATCTACTGGTGGATGTATTTCGCATAGGTACATTTTACCAATATAATCATCTAGTCATTCTTTTAAAAGTAATATAAATACAACTCGCTCTATAATAATATAATAAAAATGATATTAGATATTGATGAAAAAGATAAAGTTATTGGAGAAATATATAAAATAACTAATACTATAAATGGAAAGGTTTATATAGGTCAAACCCGTAGTCACAGATTAAATCATAATAAATATAGACCCTTTGGATATTTGGGAAGATTCAAAGACCACGTATATGAAGCATTTTCAAGTAAAAAAAATCATTGTAAATGTCTGAATTCAGCTATACGAAAATACGGTCAAGATAGTTTTACTTGTGAATTAATTCATACTTGTGTTATAGATGAATTAGACAATCAGGAAGAATTATTTATCATTGAATATAATTCAAAATATCCTAATGGATATAATCTAACTGATGGAGGTAAAGGTTTTACTAATGTTAAAGGAGAATTTTGTTGGAGAGAAGAAATTCCTCTACCTCCAAAAGTTTCAAAACCTCAACCTAAAAGTGACTACACAAAACAGTTGATTTCTGAACGATTAAAATCAGCTCTCGATAATGAAGAACATCGTGAGAAAATGATGAAGCTTACACAGAAACAACATTTGGCAAAAAAATATGAACGTTTCAAAGATGTGGTAATAGTTGAAGACAATATTGATAGTTATATTCGTGTCCTAAAAAATAATACAAATAACACTGAATATGTCCGTATTGTCATAGATAAAAAAAGAATAACAACATTTGTAGGAAAACACGAACCTATAGATGAAATAAAAGAACGAGCGAAAAATTTTATATTAACTTTAAAAGATTGGCAACGTAGCCAAATTGATAACGGGGAACTCTTTAGAGCCCAAGACTACCACCCCATAATGGAAACATAATGGGGGAACTCGGTTAATTGCCGAACCCAATGGTAAAAAGGTCTTGGGATTAGACAATCCGCAGCCAAGCTCCTAAGTCCGTTATGATAGGATATGGAGAAGGTTCAGAGACTAGACGGTTACGGGTCTTAAATGAAGGTCTAATCAACCAGATAAGGCACAAGGTATAGTCCGTCCCCTTTGGAGACATTGGGGATTTTGACAGCAGTTATGCAGTCAAAAACAATGGAAATGAATATGCATATGCCACAAAATGTGTTGGCAGAAACGGAATTAAGGCATTTAGCAGCGATTCCATATCAAGTAATAAGTCCTGCTG